CTGTCAGTTGCTCGATGCCGCGAAGCTCCTTGTCGCTCACATGGACAAGGTTATTGTCCCCATGGCGTCCGTATTTCGCTAGAAGGCGGGCTGCATCGTGCATGACCTGATCCTCAGATTGATGTCGCAGAAACTATAACAGACGGGATGGCAGGACAGAACCCCGTAGCCCCCTCAGCTATAAGCTGAACAGCGGTGTCATTTACTGCCCACATGATCTGAACATAATCCCCACCAAGAACATTCACAATGAAATTCCAAGCGGGAATTAACTCGCTCTGATTTCCCTGAATCGAAACCTTGCTGGTAGAACTAGGGACATCAACCCCATTCTTGCGGAGCCAGATCCAGATGTAATGGGTACTGCCAGAAGCCTGATCTATCTGGGCAGAAAACTGCACATTATAGACGCCGCGATTCTTGAAGGTGATGCGAGAGGTATTCTCAACGGCAATCTGATTGGACTCTGCCGTGCTATTGAGAGCCATCGCATAGGGAGTATTGGCAAGCGCAGCAGCTTGGGTGGTGGTATCATAGAACGATCCATAATACCCACTAGCCTCAGCAAAGTTCGGCCAACCAACAAAAGCCCGGTCTAGGTTCTGATCAATCGCGCGAGTTAAGGCATTCCCCCACTGATAGTTATACTCTTCAGTTGCTACAGGAAGCCTCGTTCTGCCGATCATCTGCGGCCATCCTGGCGAATATCAATCCTGGGAACACCAGAACGCCATGCCACACCAATACCTGTGCTTTGAATACGAAGGGTCAACATACGGCCCCGTATTCTGAAGTAGGTCTGATCCGTAAACTGCGTAATCGGCAACGTGGCGGTTCTTGTCGTCACGTTATTCTGACTCTGGCTAAAGTTAGAACCAGAATAATCCTGCGCCTTCAGGACGAAATTAACGCTTGGATTCTCCGCGCTACTGTTCCTGAAATCAACGTCAGGGATCATCCTCCACGCAAAGCCAAACTGATCACCTTGCCCAATCTCTACTGGCCCGCTTTCAATGTAAGCCACAATCGGACTGTACGGATTGGTAGATCCATCATCCTGGCCAATCTCATGGAAATAGATATACCCGTCAGTCGAAGCCGCGCGAGGGTAATCCTCAATCCCACGATCAATCCAGAACGTCCTAGCCAGCGTCCCAACACTCCAGGCACGTTCGTTGTAGTTGTACATGACGTACCTGTCATTCTCGCTTGAGTTGGCGGAAGGATAGAACCACCACACCTCATTGAATGACATATTACTGCCAGAACAAATCTTCTCTGCTTGGTTTAGATTTATGTCGTTGAAGACAAAATCTTTCACAGAGCATGGCAAACCAACAATTCTACCATCATACTGGAAGAAGCCGTTGGTACCCATCCAGAAGATATTGTCGTTCGCAGCTACAACAGCATTAGGCGCAAGCAGAGAGGTCATGCCAATTCGAGCAATCGAATACTCAAACGGCGCACCGATATACCTAAGCGAATGAACCGAATCATCGCTCCAAACAAGAATCTCCTGCTTGGTTTCCATGGCAGACATAAACTCAGACCCGGTTGGAATCCGAATGCCACCGGCAGAGTTTGTCTCAAGAGGCGTCCAGTTGGCGGGATCTTCCGTGCTAGACCACCTGATCAACAGACGATCCTGCTGCCCCGTCACAATGTCTGTACAGCCAAAGGCAATGACCTTCCTGTCTTGGTCAGACACCAAGATCTGCCTGGATACAGCAGGAACATCAGACGCTCCGGCTAGGCTTGAAAGCAAAACCGCCCTTGTCGAAAGACCGCCTGCGTTAGACCAGTAGTAGATCGCCGCATCCCTGGGATTGATTACCAAATCCTGCCCGAAATTATCTGAAGACCAAAGCCTCAGTCGCGTTCCAGAAACCTCAGTATCAGACGCCGCACCCCATCCCGTGCCGGAAGTAGCATTCATCGTGGTTGATGAAACGGTCTGCGAGATGTTGACCGTATAGGTTCCAACCCCGCCAGTACCTGTACCCAAAGCTGTGATGTAGGTGGCAGAAGAACCAGGGGGACTCGCGGAAACGCCAGTTCCAGTAATTAACTGCCCAACAGCCAATGAACCAGAAATTACAGATGAGACAGTAAGGGTTGTGCCAGCGATAGACCCCTGGAAGGTAACGCTGGTGGATGGCAGAACACCACCCCATGTCCCGGCGCCAAATCCGTTTCCGTAAAGCGTGGAATCAAGGCCGGTATTAATTTGGAAAACAGCAGTGACAGTTCCCCCACCCGTAGCTGAGGAGCTTGCCTGCGTGATTGCCTGAATTGTGAACAAGCTGGATGTGATAACATCAACAATCTGGAACTCGCCGTTGAGCGTCAATCCGCCAACTGCGCTCGCACCGGAGAAGGTAACGAAATCACCCACAAAGGCGCCATGCGCCGGGATGCTTACCTGAACGGTTGCTGAGCCACTTGTTGTGGTGAACGGGTTCGACTGAATGATTGTCGTTCGGATCGGAGTGATGTCATAAAGAGAACCACCGCGCTCAATGTAGTATTTGAGGTGCGTTCCGATACCTAGAAAGTAGCTGCCCGTTAAGTCTGAAAAGGGCGTCAGCATACGGCAGACACCCAAGAAGTCCTCTATGATAGATTGCTGCCACCCACCAATTTTCTCGGGCAACCCACCTCGAAATCGAATTTTATCCGAGTCGGACCAGCCGCCAGATGAGGCGTACCTAGTCCCGTCATGCAGAACCCCCGGAGAGAAGGTGAGTTTGGTTAGCGGCATTTCTCACGCCTTCTGAATCTGAGCCTTCAGAGCTTCAACCTGGGCAGACAACTCCTGAACGCTTGCAACCAGATCTGCAATTATCGCAACAGGATCAAGACAAGCCACCTCGCCTGAGTACACAACCGCAAGTGGATTCACCATCTCAACGTCCTGAGCAATGAAGCCTTCATGCGTCTTTGGGTCTTCGATGTACGAAGGCTTCCAATTGAAGGTCACTGGCTGATACGCAAGGACGCGACTCAACCCACCCGAGACAGGCTGAATGTTTTCTTTCAAGCTTCTGTCTGAGGTGGGGGTAAATGCCGGAGCAAAACACCCGCTGTTTTGAATTGAAAGGCGCACAGTACCCTGAATAGATACGTCATACTGACTTGAGCCATTGTATGAGATAGAGCTATTTGAGTTGAAGTTCAAATTTGTATAAGCGTTGTCCGTCCAAAAGCGGGCGCTATTTGAATTTAGGTTGTAGGTGTTCCCTGAGAACGTGGTGCCAGAAACAGTCGTTCCAGAAAAAGAACCGCCACTAAAAGTGGTGCCGGAAAAGGTTGGCGCGCTTTGAGTCCCGCTAAAAGAATTAGACGTAAGGCCAGCAGCACCCAAGGCAGACAGCGCACTAGATGCCGTTGTCGCTCCAGTTCCGCCCGCCGCAATAGGCAAGGTTCCTGCCACCAACGTAGATGAGCTATTGGAATAAAGCGCGTTGTTTGCTGCGCCGAAGCCGCCAAGGCCAGTGCCGCCCGCCGAGGTCGCAAGTGTTCCACTAAGAGTGACGGCCCCAGATGTCGCAACCGCAGGAGAAAAACCAGTGCTGCCAGCGGAGAAGGTTGTTACTCCACCCCCGGCACCCCCTGTGGCAGAAATCAGAATGTTACCTGTGCTTCCAGAAAGCGTGATGCCTGACCCAGGTGATAGGCTCGTAACGCCAGCATTATCAATAACGAAGTTTGTGCCATTGAATGACGCCGTAATAGCGTTACCGCTCGTTATGGTGGAAGATCCGTAGGATGTTCCATTGCTAACTAGAAACCGGCCATTTGTAGGCAGGGCAGACAAACCCGTCCCGCCGTTATCAACATCAAGCGTACCCGCCAGGGTGAAAGTGCCTGATGTGCTAATGCTGGCAGAGCTTCCGCCGTTTACCGTAAGGCCCGTCCCTGTTGTAGCGAGTGTGATACTCGACACTGTTCCAGGAGCTATGGCCGGATTAAACGACTGAGATGCAGCGACGACATTGGTGCCATCGCAATACATTACTTGCGTATAGCCATTATCAAGGGCAACGCCAGTTCCGGCTGAGGTTTTAACCGTTACAACCTGACCGCCAGAGGTGGCGTTACGGACAACGTAAAGCTTATCAACCGCCGGAACGATAAGGTTAGCTGCCCCAGAAAGAGTGCCGCCCAAGATAAGAACGGCATTCCTGGCCTCGTCTGCAACGCCATTCCCAAGCGTAAGAGTGGTACTGCCCGCCATAGTGATATTCGCAACACCAGCAATGGCTTGCTCAATCAGAGTGCCAATGTTGGTGTTGGTCGTGTTGCCCCAGTTCCCGGCCTGCTCGCCGTTCCCGATAAGCTCAAACCGCAGCGAAGACGAATATGTACTGGGCATTTATCCTACCCTTAGCAGGAGATGGTGTATGTGACGTTCAGAGTGTCGCCGTTGAGAACGCTACGGGCAACGGCAAAATCTGTCGCCGCAAAAAGAACACCAGCTGTGCCGCCCGGCGCGCTGCCTGTGGTGATGAACAGACCAGCAACAGTCGCGGTGCCGTTGATATTAAAGACAGCGGGGGACGCGGTGTTATTTGTCGAGCCAGCAGACGCCGCCGCAGCGGTGAACGCAGGGCGCGTGATGTTGGAGTAGGTCGTGATCTCAGCCCAGCCAGCATGGGACGACATCGTATCGCCAGCGGCAGCAGTGCCAGAACCCTTTAGGCCAACATAGAAGGCGGCAGTGTAGGCGGATCCAGAGAAATACTTGTCCAGCAGATCGTTCTTACCAACGGTCACAACGAGATTGGAGATCTCGTCTTCCCATCGAATAGACCCGTCCGGGGCATAGCAGATCGCCTTGAAGACGCCGCCAACGCCAAGCTTGTCGGAAGCTCCATGGTTCGCAACAAGACCGGCAGATGCTGAGTCTGTCAGGGTTAGGGTTTCTTTAAGAGACATGACTTTTTCCCTTGCGATGAATGGGTTGAAAAGAGGAACCGTCAGGTATTTGGCACCGTGGTATTAATCGGAATCCAAGTGGAACCCGGATTCGGAATTGGTTGCCAACCTCCATATCCTGCCCCAGCATCCGTAAAGGTGATTGTATCAGAAGCTGATTGATTTGTGCTAGAGTTATTTGAGGCAGAATCAATCAGAGAAAATGCGTCAGAAGCTGATGCTGCGCCAGTAAAGGCGGCAAGAGCAGACTCCACAAAGAGCAGAACATCCGCAGCAGCGCCGACCTGAGCAAAGCCAGCAGCGGCAGTTTCTGAGAAGGTTAGGGAATCAGATCCCGGACCAAGAAGCGATGCCACCAAAGATGTTAATTCTGAGAATGTCAAGGTGTCAGATGCGGATAGATTGTACGCATAAGATGATCCAGCGGAGTCTGTAAAAGTTAGTGTGTCACTCGCGCTGTTAAAGAATGGTATCCCTGTGGTGGCAACCTCGAAGAATGTCAGAGAGTCAAGCGCGGAAGCTAGAGCAAGGAGGCTACCGAACGCTTGATCTGACAGGGGTATAGAGTCAGAAGCCGAAGCTACCCCAGCCAACACAGAGAACGCATCGTCAGAGAAGGTCAGGGTGTCGGACGCGGCACCAACCGAGAGGCTTGTAGCGTTAGCGGAATCGGAAAGGGTGAGGGTATCAGACGCCGTTCCTGCCAAAACATTGTTTAGCAGGGAGCTAATCGGTACGGCGCTATACGGGGCAATCCCAAACATATCTACCCACCCCTCTCGGTAAACTACCGTGCCACGCCAAAGTTCATAGCATCAATTCTCATTGCAGTCACGGCATTCCAGATGGTGCGCAAGACCCAGCCAAAGACTGTGCCGACTATGCCTATGCCAGCATTGATCATGTCCTGGGTCATAGATTACGCCATTTAATCTGGGCAATTAGGTGGCTGTTTTGAAAATGCCGTAATTAACGGATTCGCAACCCTAAATGCTTCTTCTTCAGCCGCGCCTAAAGGTAATGAATTTTGTGGAATAATATCACACACATCATTTCCATCACGAAGTGCATGAATACAATACACAACCGTATTGTCTTCTAAAGCAATCAATTCATGTTCAACACCTGATTTTATAAAAACACAATGCGGAGAATGAAAAACGGTTTCTTTGTTGTTTGCTTTTACCTTAATCGATCCTTTGGCAACAAGCGTTTGATGATCAAACTGATGAGAGTGACCCGTTTCAATATCACCAGCTTTTTCAAAAAGCATATGTCGAACGTAAACTGAAGCTACGCAGCTTACTGCAATTTGTGGATAAGCCATTTAAACCTCCGTAGTAGGAATGCTAGAAGTTGCAGGCGAAGGAGGTTTAATAAAAACCCCATCTTCACGTTTAATCCATCCAACTTGAACATCTTCTTGAGCGCAAGGCTCAAAAAAAACCGCCAAATCTTGATGGAATAACTCATAAATAGAAAGTGGCGTTGTGTTTATAAACACTTCACACACGATCTTTCCATCCAAACGCAAAAAAATGTTTTTCATGATTACCACTCCAAAATAACTAGACCTGCGGCGCCAACTCCAAAACTACTACCCCCAAAACCCCCACCCCCCCCCGCGCACCCCCCAGCCCCCCCATTAGAACTGGAGCCACCTCCACCACCACCGCCACCGGACCCACCGTTGGCGGAGGTGTTACCATTAACAGAGGCACCTCCGCCCCCGCCAGTGCCAATTACATCTAAACTGGGAGAGGTAGGAGATTGTCCATTCTGTGCGCCAGTCAACCCTGTGGAGCTAGCGAACCTCTCTGAGGCTCCACCAGCAGCAAATAATCCCGAGCCTCCATAGTAAGCGGTACTTGCGCCAGAACCTTGCCCGCCTCCTCCGCTGGTCCCATAAATTCCAGAAGAATTTCTTATACCACCACCACCATTACCGAATAAGGTCGCAACACCACCACCACCACCATATTCAGCGCCTGCTCCCCCAGCGTAATTTACATCTCCGCCAGAACCGGAGCCGCCGCTTGGAGCGCTTCCTCCAGAGGCAGAGTTATGACTTGAAACACTTGAGGAGCCACCACTTGAAGTTCCCACTGTGATTGTAAGCGAACCGCCGGGGGTTAATCCAGTAATAACTTTCATGGAAAATCCGCCGCCGCCGCCGCCGTAACGAGTTCCTTTTCCTGATCCTTGTCCATTTGCGCCAGCGCCCCAAACACGCGCGCGAACGGATGTTATACCAGCGGGAATGGTCCAAGTTGTACTGCTGGCCGTAAACATTTGCATTTGACCAGTGCCAAATGTTTTTGTGATTGGCCCAGTTAATTGCGAGTTAATTTGAGCAAGATTGCGTCCCATTATGCCGCCTCCTCAAAGCCGTAAATATTTACAGAAACATTTGCCAAGCTAACGTAAACAACCACAAGTTTACCTGCTGTAGCAACTATCCCCGTTCTCTCCAACACTGAGTTAGGCTGAATTGCGCAATCATATTCAATAAATTCACTATTTCCAGGCGTCGAGCTAGCACAAACAGCTAATCGAACAGTGCAGGGAAACTGAGGACTTCGATTAACAAAATTTACATTGAACGTAGCCACTTTACTGGCAGGAACAGTGTAAACTGTCGTATAAGTAACTGCACTTGGTGCAGATTGCCCGAGAGTTCCTGATGGCATATTAATTCTCCTTACGAGAAACTTGAGAAAAAGTACAGTTTTGCTGTACTTGATCCAGAAGATGGCGTTGAACTAGTCCAGGTCGTGCCGTTACTTGTAAGAACATTACCGTTAGCTCCAGGCGCTACAAACTGAACCGCACTTAAATTATTACCCAAAATAACATTATTTACTGTTAGCGAGGTTGCCCCTGTGCCACCAGCGGCCACTGGTAACGTACCTGCCGTTAGCGCAGAAGAGGATGTGGAGTAAATGGCATTATTAGCAGCGGTTGCAGTCGTAAGGCCCGTACCGCCAGCAGCCACCGGCAGCGTACCTGCCGTTAGCGCAGAAGAGGATGTTGAATACAGCGCATTGTTAGCGGCAGTAAGGGTCGCAAGGCCCGTACCGCCCTTCGTCGGCTGCAAAACGCCAGAGGTGTTAGCCCCAGGTGCCAGATTGGATAAGTCGCGCGGGATCGTCATTGCGGAGCCTCCGGCCAGATAATATCCCAGGGGAACCCAGGCTGTGAAGGAATATCACGCAGAGCCTTGCGATAAACACCCCAGGCCAAGGCATCAGGCGGCGAGTCAGGAAGCTGCGTCCAATCGGATTCCGCCAGGAGCCTGTTGCGCTGATCCCGCACAGATGCGGCCTGCTGGGCATTTGCCGCGTCAATCTCTTCCTGGCTCTTCGGCTCAACAGCCCACTGCTGAATCCACGAAGAACCATCGTAAAGAGGCGCAAGCTCAGTCAGCCTTTCTGTCAAATGATCAAATGCCGGGGGGCTTGAAAAGTGGACCGGGAACACGTTCCACTCAGCAAGATCAGCAGTTGATATGCCACCAGCCGGGAAACTCGTTGAAGGGTTATCCCGAATTAGATCAGTCTGCGTATATGGATACGCAGCAATGACATTGTTGATGGCTTTGACAAAAAGCATTTTAGTCCTCCAATTGCTGCTGCAATACTGCCAGCATCACTTTGGCTTTCTTTTGCTCAAGCTTTTCAGACGCAAGCAAACCACGAAGCTGGTCTGCAAAGCCAGAAAGCTCGGCGCGCTCATCGGTATTCATGCTGGCGATATTTTCAAGCGCCAGCGTGTAGTTGTCGATGTTGATTTGGTAGTGCATGACCTCTTGGACGCGGGCATCCAAGTTGATGCGAAGGATTTCTTCGCGGGTCTTTGGAATTTCTTTTTCAGAGTCAGACATATATTTCCCTCTTAGGTAATTCTGTTGAATGCTACGCCATACCCTGTGTTAGCAGGCAACGTAGCAGGATTTGCATACTTCGTACCAAAGCCTGATCCTGACCATGGATATGCGGTTATGAATGGCGTAGTATCATGAGAAACAGCAATCGCTGACCCATCAGCACTAAATGCTACGCCGGACCCGGTGCCAGTAGGCAACGTAGCAGGATTTGCATACTTTGTGCCGAAACCTGATCCTGACCATGGGTATGCCGTTATGAATGGCGTAGTGAAATGAGCAACAGCAATTGCTGATCCATCAGTGCTGAATGCTACGCCAACCCCAAGACCAGCAGGAAGCGTAGAGGGATTAGAATACTTCGCGCCAAAGCCTGACGCTGACCATGCATAAGCATTTATATATGGCGTGGAAGCGGAAGTAAAAGAAATTGTTGAACCATCAGGACTAAATGCTACGCCATATGCAGCGGAAGAAGGTAACGTAGAAGGATCAGAATACTTCGTGCCAAAGCCTGACGCTGACCATGGATATGCACTTATATATGGCGAAGAAATGTGACCAACAGCAATTGCAGAGCTATTAGGGCTAAATGCTAAACTATACCCTGTGTTGGTAGGTAAAGTACCAGGATTTGCATACTTAGTCCCAAAGCCTGATGTTGACCAAGGGTACGCAGACACAAATGGCGTGACATCGTGAGCAACAGCAATTGCCGATCCATTGGGACTAAATTTTATACCAAAATTACCAGTACCAGAAGGAAGCGTGGCAGGATTTGTATATTTTGTACCAAAACCTGATCCTGACCATGGATACGCGGTTATGAATGGCGTGGTACTATGAGAAACAGCAATTGCAGAACCATCAGGGCTAAATGCTACACCTTGCCCGGTACCAGTAGGTAACGTAGCAGGATTATCATACTTACCCCCAAAACCTGATCCTGACCATGAATAGGCAGTTATATATGGCGAACCAGTATGAGCAACAGCAATCTGCTGAATTGGATAACCGCCAGCGGTAAATGCTACACCAAACCCGGTACTTGTAGGCAACGTAGAAGGATTAGCATACTTCGTGCCAAAACCTGATGCAGACCAAGGGTATGCAGTTATGAATGGCGTAACAAGATGAGGAACAGCAATTGCCGATCCGTCAGTGCTAAATGCTAGATTACGCCCACTGCCAGTAGGTAACGTAACAGGATTAGCATATTTAGTACCAAAACCCGATCCCGACCAAGGGTATGCAGTTATGAATGGAGATGTATTATGACCAACAGCAATTGCAGAGCTATCAGGGCTAAATGCGACACCGAATCCAAGTCCAGTAGGGAGCGTGGCAGGATCAGAATACTTTGTACCAAACCCCGAACCTGACCATGGATATGCGGATATGAATGGCGTAATATCATGACCAACAGCAACTGCCGCTCCATTAGGACTAAATGCTACGCCATACCCATTGC